CTTGCACTCGCTGGAAGCAACTGCAATCTTCTGATCCATGAAGATGTCGAAGCCCATGAAGCGGTTCACATAGGCGTCGGAGGCCATCTTACCCAGAGATTCTGCATAATCGCGGTTGACCAAGCGCTCGATGCCGAGTGCTTCGTATTCTGCATCTTCATGCAAGACAGCGAAGCGCTGGCCTTTCGGGGCTTTGGCCGCGTTCATCTGGCGGCGAGCACTGCGGAAGTCATCTTCTGCAAGGCCGGCGGTGGCATCGATCGTCTGGCTGAAACCAGAGTACAGTGCCGCGAGGTCACCGTCGATCTGCTCTGCCATGACCATCAATCCATCCTCGGTATAGCGGTTCAGGTACTCCGGACGTGCCAGAGCCCGACCCACATCTTCGAGCAGGAAAGTGATCTCTTTGTGCTTATTCAGGGTGACCGTGTACTTGCTGTCGGCGGGAGCCTGGCGAGTAACGATCGTGTGCTCCGTTTTATCGTTGACGGACAACGCCCCGGTATAGGGGATGTTGATGGTTTGGCCGTGGCTTGCGACTTCATTGTCCCAGTCTCGGTTTACCAGCCGTGCAAGCACGGTATTTGCTTTCAGGTACCCCAGAGCCTGGGCAGCTACTATCGTAGCAATAGAGTCGCCAAGTTCGGTTACACCAATGGCTTCAATAGACATTGTGTATTACTCCTTTATAGTTTTGGTGTAGTAGGGGTTTTCGAGTTTTACGTGTAACGTCACGAACCCAGTTGTTCTCGGGTTGCTTGCATGATCTTGTCTGAGTTCTTTCGAATCTGCTCAGGAGTGAGATCACTTAGATCAACCTTCTGTGGTTTCCCTCCCTTGCCTTTCGGAGGGTTGCCCGGCCCGGGCGGTTTGCCGAGAAGTTCAAGTAGTGAATCGGCATCTGCTTCGAGGTCTTCTCTGGTGTCGCCTTTCAAGCGATCAACCAAATCGGCAGGGAGTCCCTTTTCAAGGGCGACCTCAAGTCGGAGGGCTTTTGCAGTGGCCTTAGAAGCTTCGGTTTCTGCTTTAGTTGCAAGCTCTTGCCACTCGCCCTGCTTCTCCTTCTTTTCCTTTTCAGCATCAGCCTTTTCTTTAGCGAGGTCCTCAAACTTTTGTTTCCAGTCCTTGGCCTCTTTGATCTTGTCGTTCAACCGACTGCGAGGAACCATGTCTTTCTTGTCCTCGGCGGGTGGTTCTTGGGGAGTGCCTTTTTTGCCTTCTCCACCACCTTCGCCATCTTTATCCCAGTAGAATCCTTTTCTAAACATCCTCAATTCCTTTCGTTTTTTACGCGTTACGACGCGAGAAAAGAGGATCCTATTGGGACCCTCAGGTTCTTCGCTTTAGTACGAGTTCATTATATCATAAAACTACTTCCGTCTTCGGCTAGTAGCATGAGCCGGCCAGATTCTCGAGCGGCCCTCTTCTTTTCTGGCTTTGATCTCTGCGGTTGCTGCTGAGATCATCTCTTCAGTGGTAGTTCCCAAACCCTCAAGCTCCGGAGTATACAATACCCAGATCGTACGGCAGTGCCAGTGAAAGGGTGGTGACTTCAGCTTATTGGCGAAGCGGGGAGTTCCCCGGAGAATAAACTTACCATCAAGTTTTTGGATCTGCCCATGAACCCGGAGACAGCAATCGGTAGTGCGATGATCAATTGCAGCAATGGCCTGTTTCTGAAAAGTGATCTGGCTGATCTCGTTGTAAGCACGGGAGAGAACCAGGACCACGGCGAGAGCGGCGACCCAGGTACTTGTGTCAGTGGCCATCTTTCCCTCGGATCCACTGAGCCGGTAAGCACTAGCTCGACCATCGTTGAATTGAGTTCCGAATAATCGATCCTGGACCATTGTCACAGGTTGATCCTCAGCAATAGCTCGAGTCATGGTAACCCCAATCCTGTTACCGAAGGCCTGGATCCACTGCGGCTCAGTGAGGAGAAGATCACTGAAAGCGGAAGAGGGGTTGTAGTTGCTGGGAGGAACAGGAGTGTTGACCCCTACCTTCAATAGATCATTCCTCTGATCATTTATAAAGGACTGCGAGGATTTGAGAAGCTGATCATCAAATCCGTAGCGATCTTGAATGATCCTAGAACCCAGATCAGAGACTACGCCCTGCAACTGCGATGTCGTGGAGCGGGCGACGCCGTTTGTTTGGAGGATATCCACCATCTGCCTTCGAGCCTGAACCCTCCGCTTGTTTTGCAGGGCGATCAGATCGTCGCTGAGTTGATCTATCTTCCGGATGTATCGGTAGGGTGTTGTTAGCTCCACTCTTCTTCCTCATCCTTTTTATTCTTGCCCTTGTCATCATCGACATCGGCGTCGTCGTCGGCCTCCTCCTCAACCTCCGGAGGATCCATCGCTGCGAGTTCCAATTGCTCGAGTTCTAGTTCGAGGAGTCGAAGCTTGATCCGTGTTTCAGGATCCATAGGTAGAATTTCCCGATCCCGATCCAGGGTGAGCTCGAGGTCGTCGAGGGGCGCGAGTTCTGAAATGTTCATTTGCTTCCCGGCGATACCCGCCATCTGGAGAGCAGAAACAAGACCTCGATCATAGTTGGGGCGAACCCGCTTGATCTTCAAAACAAGCTCAGCAAGTTGGAGTTCAATGGTTGCGGTGGCGATCCGATCTTTTGACTTCAATTCATCGAAGGCGGTTTCAGGAAGTGCCTTGTCCACGTTGTCCGCGATCGTTTGAATGAAGGAGAGGATCCCATCAATATCGATCCCAGGGACCAGGACCTTGGCATCAGTGCCAGCAGGGAAGAACCAAACATACTCACCGTTGTTTGTGAGTTCACCAGGTTCTGCGCCCATGATCGCCCACTGCGGATCAGTATTCTTGGAGATCGCACCAGCAAGCTGGGTACCGAGTCGGTTTACCTCGTCGAGAATGATCATCGCTTTTTGGAAGGTACATTCTCCGAGGACCTCGCCAGTTTCCATGTGGCGAACTTCGACGTAGGGAACCATGCCCAGCGAGTTCGCGTAGATCGGAGGCCGATCGTCGTGGCCTGCGGATTTGCCATCGATGAAAGTTCTGATCTCATCTGCGGTGGTAACCTCGGCATACTCGACACCACTCCGGTATTCAATATAGATCGACATCTCAGCATTGACCCCATATCGTGCGCCGATCAACATGAACTTGGTTGGATCAACAGGTTGGAGGATCACCCGGCTCTCTTCCCGGATATCAGCAATGAACAAACCACTCACCCCGTACTGCGCGCCGTAATGCACGTAGAGTACCCCCTCCGTATCCCAGTGCGATTGATCAAATAGAAAATCACGAGCTTGTTCCCACTGCTCCTTCTTGGGTTCCTCCTCGCTGATCTCCCACCCACCCGGTACGATCCCACAATCAACATCGACTGCGCGATTGAGCGGCAGGAAGAGGGGTTTGATCTCTTTGAATACTCGTGGTGACAACCAACCGAGTTGGTTCCTCACCTTCGAGTATACGGATCCATCATAGTAGGAAGCCCGGTGAGTGAGGGTTTGAACCCGACTCCGAAATGCGGCTCGGTACTGCTTGAATTCCTGAAGATCCAAAATTGAACTATTCGCCATTATATGCCTCCAGCATCTGATCTATCTCCGCAGCTGATCTTACCGGTGTTGGATCAGGGGATTCATTATTTCCTAGCACGTAAAAACTCATCTTCTTATTTTTGGGGTGGATACCCTTTGCAAATAATTTGCCCATGATATAACGCTCACAATCGAGCCGGTGAAAATCACCCTTGTTCTCGATCTCTTCGGTCGGTTCACCAGCGTTGTCCGTTTTGCGGGAGTAGGTTTGTTTTTCTTCGATGTATCCTTTTAGATCGTCGAAGATCATTATTGCATCGAGGTTGTGAGCGCCGTATACTCGATCAATCCCAATCTCCACTTCCTTGGTAGCGGGCTCCCGAACAGGTAACCCTGCTGCTCTAAATTCTAGTCGCCATTGATCTTCGGACTTACTACCCCCCACGGTGTAGGGGATCATGGGCTCGCCCTTGAGAATCGCGATCGTATGATCTTTTGCAGTTTTCTTCGGCGAGTTATAAACCCTATATGCGTAATACTTCCTGGCCTTCGGATGTTTCGCGTAAAAGACAGCATAGGTATTGACTGATCCAAAATCCAACCCCATGAATCTTTCCCAGGTATCCGGAATTGCGAACCGAGGACACGTGTGCCGGATCGTACTAAAGTTGTCGTAGATCAACCCGGCCGGTCGCTTGAAGATCCCCAGATAAAACATGGCGAACTTCCACCGTTGGAGAGTGCGCCGCACACGAAGAAACTCCGCAAGCGGGAAGGTGGGGTTCATGATCGATGCGAAGTTGATGATCTCGAAACTAGGATCACCCCTCACTGCTCGATCATGTACTTCTGTTTTCAGGTAACCCAAATTGTACGGAGTCGTGGAGAATAAACAACGACCCTCTGCCAAGGAGAGCCTTCTCTGCACCGCTTCCCAAGATCCAATCTTGAAGTCGGGGTGTCCTGCCTCATCCAACCATGCCGCATTCGCCGTTGCTGATTCTAGTCCTCCCTCCGCTTTCGCAGATCGGAGAATGATCTTCTTCGCCGGCATGGTGGGTGATCCCGGCAAGGAGATCATTGTCGGAGAGGAGAATACTCGATCAGATCCTTGGTATCCCCAACCGAACATCCCCTCGAAAACTACCCGGAGTGCGGGTAGCATCTTTAGTTTGAAAAGATCATAATTCGCAGTAACAGCGAGGTAATCGCCGTTGCCCTTTTCCTCGGCTTCACGGTGAAGCCAGAAAGGGCCAAATGCGGTTTTCCCCGATTGTGTACCTGCGAGAATAACCGGGAACCGTGCAGTGGAGTCCCATGCCTGCTGTTGCCCATCGTGCAAATTGAGCTGGAGCTCGTTGCCCTTGATCTCCCAGAGAGGGAGGATCTTTTCTTTAGTCGGGGACATCCCTGGATCCAACGGAGTTCACTTTCACGAATTCGATCGGTTGATCCTTCGGAGTGGTGATCTCACTGCGCTCGATATAACCACGGTCCTTTGCCTGAGTTTTCAGGTAGAAGATGATCGCCGTTATATTGCCCTTTGCGATCTGCTTGAACAACGCCGATTCTGCGAAGTCCTTGCCGATCTCCCTTTCATTGCGGAGTGCGGTTTCGATCTCAGTGTGGCGGCGAGCATAGTTGCGGATCGTATTAGGGTGGCACCCCAGTCTTTTTGCCACAACCGTTGCAACCCCGTAAGTGCGGGATCCATTTTCACCCCTCACCTCCTGAATCGCAGAGATCACCTGCTCGACTGTGAATTTCTCTTGATCACTTTTCTTGTTTGCCATGTAATATCCTTGATCTAATAATTGCGACTCGTAGCGAGCTCGTAGGAGCCTTTAGCATAGTGGTATGCATGATCCTTAGATCATACAGGGAAATGCGTAGGCTCGGTTCTCGTAGCAGCGAAATGCGTAACCCCTTTTTCTGGATAAAATGCATAACCACCGTTTTCGTAGTTGGGGAATGCGTAACCCTTTTTCGTAATCATGGAATGCGTAGCCCTTTTTCGTAGCCGACTACGCGTACTCACCGTAGTGATCTGATCCTACAGAGTACGGTGACTACGGTGGGTACGCATTTCCTTATACCTGCTTAGTTCAGCTCAATTCCCCGAGAGCCGGTTTTCGTCGGCGGGATCTGATCTTTTTTATAGGAACAACCTCACAGCAGCGGGGGAACGGGGTTGGGGTGGGGGAGGGGGATCAGGCACGGAGTCGAGTG